ATGGAAGTAGTTTCATTTCTGCCATTTAAATCCTTATAAACAATGTCTACTTTATTGCCAAGAGCAGTATTAACAACTACATTAACAAAAGGAATATCTCCCAAGCTATATTTTATTTCCTTAGTGTTGTCTGCAAGCACCACAAAACGAGTAGAAGAATCGCTATGATTATAACCATCAGTATATTTTGTGTAGCCATTAACACCAATATAAGAAATTGTATCTATAAGGGAATAAGTATCAAAGCTTGTTTCCTTGTATCGTTTTATGGAAACATTGCACCACATATTATCAGTACCCTCGTTTGGAGCTACATTATCAATATATTCTCGAATAAATGAAGATACATTGTATGAGTTTTCAGTTTGTGTTGGAGATGGATTACGCTTACTTAAAGTATAAGTAGGAGTTGCAGGAATAGAAGCTGGCTTATTCCAAAGAAATATTTCAATCTTGCTACCTACCTGCCCACTTTCGTTTACTAAAATAAAGTATGGGCTTCTTGCATTTATAATCATTTTGCTTTTGTTAATCCGTTATCTACTATTGTTGCTAAATCTATTTTTAGTGCTTTAACTAACTCTTTTGTAATATACTTTTTGTATCCAGCTTCAAAAGGCTTAGTAAAAAATAAACTTGTCTTTAAACCAGTTTGGTAAATGCTTCTTGCAATAATAAAAGCAGTAGATTCATAGCTTATAAACTTACCACTTTTCTTATCTCTAAATTGAATACCTCTTTGTCTAACCCATTTGTCAATGCCTTGTGTTAACCCACCTTTCTTACCACTTTTAGTCCCAAACTTATAAGGAGAATTAGGTGCTTTCGCTGAACTTGATTTACCTTTAACACCTTTATCTAAAAATTCTCCGTAGTAATCATACTCAAACCCAACAATAAAGTAATTCTTCTCTTGTAATACTTCGCCTTTAAGACTTTTATATAACGATCCAGTATTGTTATGTTTCAACTTTGTCAGATTTGCCCTTGACTGCTGAATAACATACTTCTTATACTTATCTACTACCTTTCTACTTTCGGTTAATTCCATTAGCAAGTAGTCATATCATTGGGAATAATTACATCAAAAGTTAAAGTCCATCCAGCAATAGAATTTTCGAATCTATCAACAAATGGCTCGCAAGTTGGGATGCCATCAAGCTGAACTAAATCGCTATATAATTCTCCTCGCATCATGTCCATATATGTCTTATTAGCAAGTTCAAGCTGAGTATTTAATACATCGTGAGTATTATCATTTCCATCAAATACATCAATAGAAGCAGATTTGCTTTCATCTACAATATCCATAAATAAAATTGATATATTAAAGCTTAATGATTGCTCTGATGGTGTAGCATTATTTACAATAATATGGCTTAAAGGGAATATTGTTTGCTTAGCGTTATCAATCCAAGACAATTCTCCAACTGATACCGTATTGATAAATCCAGTATCCTTTAAATATGTTCTTAGCTTGTCAATTATGTAGTAGTAACCCATATTATCGTTGTTTAAGCATATTAGCTTCTAATGTATTTTTTTGTTTTTCAAATGTTAAATATGTCAAGCAGGTAAAAATGGAAAGCTTGGAAATTTCATCAAATCTTCTAACATCTCCCTGAGCGAGAGCATAGATAGATGAATACCATCCCCATCTTTGCCCAAATTGAGCTTGTTGAGAGTACTCATTGCCTCCTGATTCTCCTCCAAATAGGTCAGAATACTTTTCAGTAACTCGTTTCCTAAATGATAAAAAAAAACCATTGCTCCCATTACTGCATCTAATGGCATTCTTTTCATCACATCCCCATATTCGCTTGTTCCATTATAATCAGCAATCTCGTATCTACTGCCAGCTTTCTTTATAATTGGTCTAAATAAGACCGACATAGCTTTGTGCATATTTGCCCAATCAGAAATATATGTATCTAAATCCATATATTCTCCTGATGTGATTTCATCAAAGTTTGGTATAAAACCGAATTCGATTTCATCAATCTTAAATTTTTGCACTAACTCATGCTTATTGTTAAATAAGCTTGATATTTTGCCAGTTATCTCAGTTAGGTCTTTATGCTTAATTTTTGCAACATTCTTTAAATTAACATTGCAAAATATTTCTACCATTTTATGAAGCATAAATTCAGAGCTGTCATTGTCATCTGATATTTTGATAAACTTCTGATATTGCCCTAATGTAATTTCGCTTAAATCCGTAGGTATCTCTAATTCTATCTTCATAATTTATAAACGAGTTAAGTTTTTGTTTGTTACTCTAATACACAAAGTATTGACCTTTGCTTGGATTTGATAAATGATAAAAGACATTGTAACGAATAGCATCAATAGCATGGTTAAAGTTATCAATTACTAATCCTGATTTCTTGTCTGAGTAAATGTAGTTATTAAATTCCTTAGCAATGTTTAAGCTATTAGGCTCTAACACTATTTCGTAATCTTGCATTAAGGCAATCCCAGCAGTTATACTTCCTGCTCCTTTCTCCGTTGGCTGGATGTTTACTCTTTGGCTTTGAAGCTCTGCAATTAGTCTTGGCTCTGCGCTATCTGCTATGATTAGATTGCCTCCACATACCTGCTTGTTAATTACTGCAATCTCAGATGTCGTAAGCTTTGGTTTATATAAATGCTCCTTGACATATATCTTTCGCTTGTTTTTGTCAATGGCTACTTCTACCAATGTTGTTGGATCAATACTAAATCCAAAGTCTTGACCGAATGATGTTTGCAGTTTATCAGGATTGAAATCCCCAAATCGCCAATTAGTAAATACTACACCCTCTGCTTTGTCTAACCATCCACCAAGAATTGTATGTTCAAACTTCTTTGCATTATGTTGCTTTAAAGCTTCAATCTGATTTAAAAAAGATTCAGATAAGTACTCAGCATTATCTTGGTAAGTAGTGTGAATATAAGTCGTATCTCCTTTGGTTAATGTCTGCCCAGCATCAACTCCTTTTTGCTCGAAGAAACGATTGTAAATAAAATGCTCTTTTGTTGTTGGATTTAGAATTAGGATTACCCGATTTTGCCTTGCTGAATTACGAACTGATAAGTCAATCTTGTCAAACACATCTTCATCTACTAATTCCTCTGCCTCATCTAAGACAAAGGTAGTAACACCTGAAAGTGATTTAAGATTTGCTGTTTGTGTACCCGATGATGTCTTGATTCCTTTAAATAGAATCTTGCTACCAGTACGAAGATTAATAATCTCATCTTTGGTTATACTAAAATCGTTATGCAAATCAGCCATCTCAATCTTCTCCACGAATTCAGGAATAATTGAGATATGAGCAGATGTTAATGTGTAACGAGTAAATAGTATGGTATGCCCAACTTCGTAGGTTAGAAGCAAGAGAAATGAGTTTAGGGCAAATGATTTACCACTTCCCCTGCCCCCAGTAATTACAAAGTATCTACTATCGCTTTCAAATAATGGTATATACTTCTTGTTGATTGTTATCATTTGAATTTGACAATCTCTCTAATATCAAAGTCATTAACGGTATGAGTTGTATTTTGGTCAATCACTTGCTTAGGCATACCATATTGGTACTGAAAGAATAGTTTTACTGCCCAGTCTTTGTGATCCTCTAATGCAGCAACTAATGCCTCAAATGCTTTTGGCTCTAATGGGGATAATTTCTCCACCAATGATTGCTCTTCTGCCTTTGACTTTCTGCCAGCTCCCTCTCTTTTGCCTCCTCTTTTGCTTTCTTCCATTTTAGTATTCGTTATAGATTCTTTTAATTTCCGAAATGTAATCACGCCAACAAGATGCGCAAGATGTAGATTCCAAATTAATGTTAAAGATATTCTTGTAAATGCTTGATAATTCTCTTTGTACTACTGGTGTTATTTGGCTTGGATTAGTAGCAAAAAACTCTTTTAAGTAATTGTAGTCTTGTTCGTTTAAGCAATTAGGTTTTTTGTAAGGAAAGATTTTATTAAGCTTCTCCTTTCTCTCATCACATCCACAATCTAAACCAGTAATCTCGCTAAATAATTCAACTGCTTTTTTAATTCCAGTTGCTTCGGTAAGCTTTTCAATCGAATCGCCTAAGCCTTGTGATTTTCTTTTTCCCATTGTTTTATTTTTTCTTTGCAATTTTTAATCGTGTTATAAACTGACATGAATCCGATATTAGTTCTCCTTGCTATCTCTCGCATACTTACACCTGATTCAATCCAAAGCATAAATAGTTTCTTATCGTACCAATCCCAAGTTTCGATAAAGTCTTGGTATGGCTTTGCAAGGTCAATAAGATATTCATCATTCTCTTCTATTAACGAATATTCTACCTCTTTTGTAATCTCTACCTTTTCTACCTTTTTACGATGCAAGTCCATTGTTAAGGATCGTAGCGTGAAATAAAAGTAAGCTTCGTTAATGTCCTTATCAAAGACTTTGATGTATGCCTCTTGCACAACATCTTCTGCATAGTGTATTTCTCCGAACTTTTCCACCACACGAATCCAATGTTTATGCTTCGAGTATATATGATTCATCGTAATTTGTATATCTCTTCGACAACCAGCTTCCAGTAGATTCGGTCATCTTCTTTTAAACGATTCTCCATAATCAATTCACAAATAAGTAAAGCCAGTTCAATAGCGTTTGCCCTATCTCTACAAAAGAAATTCGCATGGTTACAAAGGAAAGCTGCTCTTTCATCAGGCTTCATAATTGTTTTGATTTTAAGTATATTCTCCAAGACATATATACTATAAACGAAATTTCCATAATTCCGATTACTATGCCCATTAAAATTAATCTATCCTCTGAATTTTGATAGTTCATGATTCAAATACCAAATGGCTTTTTCAAGGTCTTGCTTCTTATTGCCTTTCTTATCTGCTCGCAAGATGTACTTGATAGCATTTCCTAACTCAAAGTTCAATGAGTAGTCGTTAATGATGTCAATAACCTCAAAGTTTTTGCCTTGGTAATGCTGAGGATGATCCACCATATTAGAATTCGATGTTGCTAATTCCATATTCTTTTAAAAGTAAATTAAGCTTTGTGTTTAACTCATCGTGCTTTTGCTCATCCATATCTGACATCTCAATACCAATACGGAATAATTTAATCATAATATTGCCAGCTTCAATGTGCTGGTCAACTGCTTCTGTTGATGCTTCTTTTGAATATAGCTTATCAGTAATCATTTCAAGCTCTCTTAATACTGCCTGACTATTATACTTTAAACTATGTCTATTAAAAATGTTTTTACGGAAGTCGTTATCTATATGGTCAATTAAAGCATTGGTTAATCCAGCATAAATTACGATAGTTTCTCTTTCAGTTAGTTTCATGTTTCAAATGGT